TTTTAGCTTTATTGATAATTTGTGGTTTGTTCGTACATAACGAGATTGGAAATATACCTTATGTAGATTACACTTTGTACACCTTAATGGGTATCGAAGTTGGTTTAGCTCTTTTAAATAAAAGTCATTGGGTTGATGCTATTTATCGTTTTCGTTATTATTTAGAGAGAAGGTCAACTGTCTTTTACGAACGTGCTTTATCTTTGGGTGAGGCACTAAACGGAAATCCGATGCCAAGTGGTATGGTTACAACTGGTTTAAACACTTCATACGAGAAATTGAGTTTGTTAAGTATTGTAAGCTTAGACTATGATTTGTTCAGATGGCTTCAACTTAAAGATGATACTCGCAACCTTACTCGCAGAGAGATTGGAGAACTATTTTCTGATTTAGAAGGTAGTTTGGAAAAACTTGATTTATCAGATTGGGGTATCATTGAGCGCATTTTGGAGCGCCATGTTCATGGAAAAGACGCTTTCATTATTCCTGAGTTGGTAACTTCATGGGGTATTGATAGAGAAAAAGAACCTGAGTTGTTTTTCTCTTGCGTAACTAATTTAAGAACTTTAGCAGGTTACAAAGACATTCCGTTTAAGGTTGATAAACTCAAGGCTAAATAAATAGTAGAGGTGTTTTTAAGTTGAAGTACAGAACAAAACATATCTCAGCGAAGTCCTCAGACCGTTTGGCAGAATACTTAGATGAAGCTCTTCAAGACATTCAAGACAGAGGTGGTATCCCAGATTTGTCGAGCTTATCTGTAGTTTACACTCCCAACCGTTATGAAGGTGAACAAGGTTATATAAACGCTTATATAGTTTACAGATTAGAAGATTAAAAAGAAGTCTTGATTGTTGAGGTTTTACTTGACAAACAAGACTTCTTTTGCTATACTAAATACAAGAAAATTTTGAGGTGCAATACATGTTAGAGACTAATAGAACAAATGCGAATAACTTTGTCATTTCACAAGCTTTATCTGAAGCAGTTGCCTATACTCTTGGGATTGAGGGTTTAACTTTACTTCGAACTGATGTTGGTGGGTTGGGTGATAATAATCAAGTTTATTATTTCTCACACAGTATTCTGGATCAACTCTCAGTTAAATCTAGTGATAAGACTTTGTTTGATGTTAAACTAATCTTTTTACGACGTGAAGATTTAAACATTGAAGAGACTTGGAACGGTGAACCTCTATATCTTTACGGGACTGAGCATTACGTTCTTTCTCAAGTTTATGTAGATAATCAAGTGGCTGCAAATTCTTTCTTCGATAGTTTATATAAGAGCGTAGAACATGAGGTTCTTGCTGAGTTTTATATTTATGATAACGTACTTTATTTGAGTTACGAAGCACTTTTAGCAGCTTATCAACAATGATACTAGATTGCTCTCTTAATTAACTAGGGACGAAGTACCTCTAAAACCTCTCAGTTTGCCCCAGATTTGATTTTAAACTTACGTTTGATATTTTATACGGTTTAAATTTAAAATGAAGCAGAGAGTGTTTTAGAGGTTTTTATTTAGAAGGGAATTTATGACTAAGAAAATTATAGCAATTTGGGCGCAAGACACTGAGGGTATCATAGGTAAAAACAACCACCTTCCTTGGCACCTACCAAAAGACCTTGAGCATTTCAAAGAAACTACGTTGAACCAAGCTATTTTGATGGGTAGAGTTACTTTTGAGGGAATGAATCAACGGCTTCTTCCCAATAGAGAAACGTTGATTTTAACTACTCAGTTGGGCTACCAAGTAGATGGAGCAGTTGTTGTAACCAGTGTAGAAGAAGTCTTGAATTGGTACGAAAATCAAGACAAAACTCTTTACATTGTAGGTGGAAACCAAGTTTATAAGTTGTTTGAACCTTATGTTGATGAATTGTTTGTTACACAAGTTCAAGCTGAAGTAGTGGGTGATACTTATTTCCCTAGAGATTTTGACTTCTCTAGGTTTTCTTTAGTAAGTAGTGAAGATTATGAGAAAGATGAACAAAATGAGTTTGAGTTTACGATTGAACATTGTGTGAGGGTGTGATTATGAGAGTTGGTTCCTACATTGAAATAAAGTACAAGACTAAAGGTGGCGAAATTTTTTATTCAACACAAGAAGTTCTTCAATTTGGGTATAGCGAGCGTTATGGTTGTGAGGTTGTAGTAGTCGATAAAGACTCCCCTATGTACTTTGGGTATCCATCGGGTGAGTTGTTACTTTCCTTGAACTTCGAGTCGCAAATTGTAAAAGCAAAAGTCACTTCTTGGACTGATCCATACAAAGAACTTTATGGAGAATATTACTGAAAACTAGGAAACCTCTTGACTTTCAAGGGGTTTTGTGCTATAATAAAACAAAATTTGATAGGTGGTTTAGATAATAGATGACTAAGAAATATGTTGAGAATGAGATTTTGAAACACCCAAGTCGATACAATGAGAATAAGGTTGAAGCTTGGGATTTTACAACTTTCTCTTTATTACCTCACACGATTGGTACTGTAGTTGAATATGTGATTCGCTATAAACATAAAGGCGGTATCCAAGATTTGGAGAAAGCCAAACGTTGGTTGAAAAAGGCTAAACAGTCTTATAAATACCTCGCTCTCTGCGCACCTAACTTGACTGTCTCTGAATATTTGGAGTTAGTTCCAGAAGTTAACACTAAGAACTTCGCAGACTTGTCTGAGGAGCAGTTGGGTATCCTCAGAACGGCTCAAACTTTAACAATGAGTTTAGATAATGAGCGTATTTTCAAAGAGTGTATTGCTATTATTGATAAATACTTAACTTTACTGATTGATATGGAGAAAGAGGTACTTTGATGTTTTTAGCTTTTATTCAATATTTAGTTGCTCTTGTTTACTGCATGCATGGCTTTGCTCTAGCTTTCAGTTTACTTGTTCGGAGAGATGTTTTGCCTGAATTAGGTTTAAGTGTGCGTTCAGTTTCACTTTGGTTACTTACCTTTGTTCTTTACACAGCCTTACTTACTTTTATCATTTTATTTGTAAGTCAAATCGGTGTATCAAATTTAGTTTTCTTTCTTACCTTGAATGGAACTATGTTTCTATTTATGATTTTGTTGGATGGTTGGTTATTGTGTAGAAAGGTTCCTTAACATGCTTCAAGTTTTATCCAGCGGTATCGTCATTTTGTACCTAACTAATTTTTTTTTGTTTTAGGATTTGTATATGCAATTCCACATTTGCAAACTAAGTTTAAGGTTTCTTCAAAAGATGTGTTTAATGCTATTCTTGTTACTATTCTTTACACACTCAGTTTAGTTGCATTATTTTGTGTAGTGAAAGAGTTAGGAATATCAGAGTCTAAGTTGCTTTATACATTTGATAGCTTACTGTGGTTTTATTTAGTTTGTTTGTATGGTTATTTCATGTTGAGAGAGGAGAAGAAATGAACGTTTCAGAATTGATTGCTTATTTATCACAATTTCCACCAACAAGTTCTGTAGAAGTAAAGATTTCAGGATTTGACGATTCTGAGGATGGTCGTCTGAATTTATTTGGGATGGTAAACGGAGCCATAAAAACAGAGGTTGGGTATCCTCAACTGATTGCAGAGTTCGACACCGCAGAGCCTTATGATTGGGGTGATTAAGTTATGTTATCATGGTTTTTGTTACTGAGAGCTATCCATTTAACGATTGTCGCTTTTGTCTACTTTGTATGTTTTGCATTTGCACTTTATCCAGATACCAAAAGTTACTTTTGTTACTTTAGTAAAGTTCGATTTACTCTAAAAACTCTGTTAGCAGTATTTTACTATGTGGTGTTCTTTGAACTTCAGTCCATAACTGAACTCTCTAATTCCCATATTTGGGTATCCACTTTGCTGATTTTGTTCGACATTGCTGAGATGTGGTCTAGGAGTTATAGAACTTATGGTTTTAAAGAACTTAAGAAAACTGTAGGTAAAGCAGCTTACTTTTTCATTTGATATAGAAAGTTGGTATTTTGTTTATGGTTCATGGTTTAAAGATTGCTCCTAACTACTTTGAGAAAGTAGTCACTAAAGAAAAATCTTTCGAGGTGCGTTACAACGATAGAAACTTTCAAGTTGGAGATATTTTAAAGTTGATGGAATATACGGAGGGTTCTTACACAGGACGTTCTGTTTATGTTAAAGTAACATATATTCTTCGAGATTTTGAAGGTCTGCAACCAAATTTTGTAGTTATTTCTATTGAGTTGATTTAGAACGAGGTCTTACATGAATTTTAACTCAGAGTTAAATAATATTTTCAACTTAGGTTTACTTATTGGTTTTGCTAGTTTGTGGGTTTTCCACGTGCTTTACTTTTACCTTCCATTCTTTGATCCTTCTTTCCGTAGTAGTGTGAAACTTAAAGATAGTGATTTGAACGCTATTTCAAATTTCACAATGGAAGTAGGGGTTGGATTGGTTATCGGGTTAGGTGTGATTTCGTCTTTATCTTCTAAATGGTCTGACGCAATAGGTTATATTTACGCACTCCTTTCTACTTTAGCTTTCTGCGTGATTTGGCACTATGTTAGAGCGCATTGGGATTCAGATTAAGAGGTGTCTGATGATTATTTTAGGTTTATTTTGGTTTTCTTGGGTTGCTTTCTTATTTATTTTAAAGAACACACCTGAATTACAACATTATTTAAGGTTTAGTGATATTCAAGCAACGAAGTCTTTAATTTTTAGTTTAGTCTTTGTAAGTTTGTCTTGTTTAAGTTTAACTGTAATTACTGCAGTTGGTTTAACTTATTATTTAGAGAGTATAGCTCTTATTTTAACTGTAATAGGTTCTCTAGTTTCTCTAAGATTATCGCTGAAAGGTTGAGATATGGCTAAAAAGAAATCAAAATTCTATGCAGTCCGCAACACCAATCAAATCTTCGAAAATTGGTCAGACTGTGAAAGAGTCGTGAAAGGTACAAAAGGTGTCGAGTTCAAAAGTTTTCCAACAAGAGAGCAAGCAGAAGCTTATTTGAGAGGGGAAGAGCCTGTTCTCTCTAAGAAGAAAACACAAGAATTTGTACCTTATGTTTCTGAGAGTGGTATAAGAGGCACAATCAAAATGGCAGAGGACTCTGACCCACTCACTTGGGGTATCGAGGGTTTCGTCTATTCGATTGATGGTTCTTTCAATAAAGATACTCAAACTTACGGTGGAGCTTTTGCTTGCTATGAAAACGGAGTTTTATTGGACGCTCAAGCAGTTGCAAATAATAAACCTAATTTCGCAAGTTCAAGAAATGTAGCAGGGGAGGTTTGTGGGGTTGGTTTAGCGATTGAAGATGCGATTAAGCGCAAGCTAACTAAATTAACAGTCGTTTGTGACTATGAGGGTATTTTTAGATGGACGGCTCCTAAGTCTGTAAAGGTCAATGAACAAGCTTGTTGGGGAATATCTTTGAAGAAACTAGTTGGAAAATATCACGCTTATTTACTGCAAAAAGCAAAAGACAACGGTATTGAAGAAATTGACTTTATTTGGGTTCGTGGACATAGAGGACTCAAAATCAACCATACTGTAGATAAATTGGCTAAGAAAGTTGTCGGATTAAAGTAAAAGAAAGGTAATTTATGGTTTCCTTGTTCCAAGATTATTTAGGACACAACTTATTGGAGGTTGTAGCTTATTCAACTGTCTTTGAAGATTACGTTTTAACAAAGCAAGAAGTTCAACAATGTGTAAATACTCATTTTGAGCCATTTCCTTTTGGTTACAAAACCCGAAAAGAACTTCTAAACCTTTATGAAGCGTGGGTTTTTGTACATCTCTTTAGTTCTTCTGATGTGAGCATAACTGCTATTGAGGACTTACATGAATTGATTTCAAACGGAGTTACTGACAAACCTCAACTAGAAGGTCATTTCCGTTCTGAGGATTTCCCAGTAAACATAAGTGGTACAACTTATCAACCACCTTCGGTATCCCGAAAAGAAGCGCAAGCTGAGTTCAATAGAACTTTCAACTTGTTAAAAGAGACTTTGAGTTCTGATTATATTGACCGTTACGTTAAAGTGGAACAAATTTTGATGTTTTACGTTTACCTCATGCGCAGACAGTTTTTCCACGATTGTAACAAAAGAACTGCTACTTTGTTTGTTAATTTGTTGTTTAATCACTATGATTTAAACTGTTTCTTGTGGTTTCCAACTTTAGAAGAATTAGACAAAGTTCTAAGTAGGTTGAAATT